GCGGGGTCTTAGTTCGCCGCACGGAAGCGGCCACCTCGCCCCTGTTCCTGACGGGGATTATACACCAAACGGGCGGGGCCTGTCAAGATGTCGGAAGCGCACGTAAGGACGCGGGTTCTCGGGTAGATGAATGGAGGTAGAGGTCGTGGAGGAATTAATAGTAGGCTTGAAGCAAATAGCGGCCTTCTTCGAACTGAAGAAGGTGCACACTATAAGGGAATGGGAGGAGAAGTATCATTTACCTGTAAGGCGGGACCCCTCTAATCGCGTGTATGCAATAAAAAGTGAGTTAGTAAACTGGCTGATCATATATGACAGAGAGAGAAGGAAAAACAAGACGAAGCAGACTCCGCGAGGAGCAGTGAAAATCATGATGGAACGAAAACTTACAAACCTGGAGAAAATGATCGATGGATAGAGTATCCCCCGTACACAAGCTCCCGAGAGAAGAAGCCATACGCCAGTACGGACTCTTTCTAGCCAAGGCCCGGAAAGAGGGAGAACCCGTGCTCAGAGATATGATGCGCTTCATGTGTCAAAATGACCTGTTCTTCCTGTTGACCAGGGTGCTGAAGCGCAAGGACGCGAACAAAGACTTTATTTACGACCGTTGCCGTATGGTACAAGAGAGTCCTAATGGGTACCTTGACCTGTGGGCGCGGGAGCACTACAAGAGTACTATCATTACGTTCGCGCTAACTATACAGGACATTTTGAACAACCCGGACGCAACCTTCGGCATCTTTTCCCACACGAGGCCGATCGCGAAGGCGTTCCTGAGGCAGATAAAGAGGGAGTTTGAGGAGAACGAGGTATTAAAGGACCTATTTGCTGATATACTGTTCGAGAAGCCTGCGCAGCAGAGTCCCAAGTGGAGTGAGGATGAAGGTATTATTGTACGCCGCAAGAGCAACCCGAAAGAGGCTACTATCGAGGCGTGGGGGCTAGTAGATGGTCAGCCCACAAGCAAGCACTACAGCCACATGGTCTACGACGACGTCGTTACCAAAGAATCAGTCCAGTCCCCCACTATGATCATCAACACCACCACCGCCTGGGAGAACAGCAGAAACCTTGCTTCCATGGACGGCGGGGTCACCCGTTACATCGGGACCCGGTGGCACTATGCGGATACCTACTCAGAGATCCTCAAGAGGAAGGTGGCCACCCCCAGGATATATACTGAGGAGGACCGAGAGGGCAACTTGCACCTGTGGACCCCGGAACTGCGCGACATGAAGAGGCGCGAGATGGGACCCTATGTATACGCTTGCCAGATCCGGCAGGACCCGAAGCAGGGATCCCAGATGGGATTCTCGGGCGAGTGGGTCCGGTACTGGAAGGGCGACAATTATCGCGGCATGAATATTGCTCTCATCTGCGACCCCGCCTCCAGCAAGAAGAAAAAGGATAACGACTATACCGTCATGCTCGTTGCGGGCCGTGGGTCGGATGGAAAGAGGTACCTTATTGACGGCCTCCGTGACCGTCTCAACCTTACTGAAAAGTGGAGAAGGTACGTCGAGTTCCACCGCAAGTACCGTCCTGTTATATCCGCGTATGAGGAATACGGGCTACAGGCCGACATCGAGTATTTCGAGGAGAAGATGGAGCAGGAGAACTACCGGTTCCGTATAGTCCCTGTCGGTGGTTCCATGCCGAAAGCGGACCGCATACAGCGGCTCGTCCCGTGGTTCGAAAACGGGGATTTCTATCTTCCCGAGCGTATTATGAAGCGTAACTGGGAGGGGGAGATGTATAACCTCGTCAAGGTGCTGGTGGAGGAAGAGCTTCTCGCGTTCCCCTTCTGTGAGCACGATGACACTATTGACTGTCTGTCCCGTTTGTGCGACAACGAAGTACAACTTCCCATACCTGAGCAGTTCGCAGAAGGAGTGGAGGTGGGTATGCCCATGGGGTTAATCCCCCGAGACGCAGAGTCTGGGTATGATGTACTACGCTACGGTCTAGAATAACTGGCAGGAGGATATTCCAATGGGGTTTGGAAAGTCGCCTACTCCCTATGTTGCCCCTGTAGAGAAAGCCCCCGACAAATCAGACGCTGAGATCCGGGAAGAGGCCGCGAGGGCGAGGGAACTGGAGCGCAGAAGGAAGGGGAGAGCGTACACTATCCTTACTGGCGGGTCCGGGGATACCTCCACCGCCCCCACTCAGAAAAAGATCCTGTTAGGTGAATAATGGACAGGGATACTAAGGCAAAGTCCATCCAGAAGCGTATGAAGCAACTGGAGGACGGACGGTCGGACTACGAGAGCCTCCAGAAAGAGGTTATCAAGTTCATCCTGCCTCAGCGGTACAACTATGACCGAACACAGCTCAAGGGCCAGAAGTATGGTACCAGTGTGTATGATGGTACCCCTACGTCCGCGCTGAACCTGTTCGCGGATGGCCTCTTTGGCAACCTGATGAATCCCGCCATGAGGTGGTTTCGCCTCAAGCTTCGGAAGGATTTCTGGCGCAACAAGCGCATCTCTCCCACGGAAAAGCTGGATATTCAGGAGTGGCTTGACGAATGTGAAGCCCTGATGTATAGCGCGTTTGCCCGGTCCAACATATACGAGGAAACCCCCGAGTTTCTTCGCGACGGAGGATCGGTCGGCACCGCCACCATGTACAGTGAGGAGGATCTCGAGAGGGATCAAACCGTATTCTGTACCCGGCACCCCGGAGAATGCTACATCTCCGAGAGCAAGTTCGGGAAGGTAGACACCCTGTACCGCAAGTTCAAGTGGCCCCTCCACAAGATCGTGGAGAGGTTCGGGGTCGATAACCTCCCCGAAACCATCAGGGGGCTTGTGGAGCCGAACCAGGATCAGGAGTACGAGATTATCCACGCCACCTTCCCGAGAGGAAACATTGAGGTCTACTTCAGTGACAACGGCATCCGCAAGCAGAAGAGGAGCAACAAGTTCTTTCCTTTCGAGTCCGTGTACCTGCTGTTAGACGCAGCCCCCTCTCCTCACATCCTCAGCGAGTCTGGGTACAAACTATTCCCTTACCTTGTGTGGAGGTACAGAAAGAATAGCGATGGGGGTCCGTATGGGGAATCCCCTGGCCAGGATGCCTTAATCGATATGTATGCCCTGAATCAGATCGGCAGGTCTATGCTGATTGGGGCGCAGAAATCCGTGGAACCCGCTCTCAATGTCCCCGAGGAAATGAGGGGAAAGGTACGCCTCAACCCTCACGGCCTCAATTACTACAAGGATGAGCGTAGAATCATTGCCCCGGTAGATCTTGTAAGGCAGTTCTCCAATGCCGAATACATGGAGCAGCGGAAGAGAGAGGCCATCGAGGAACACTTTAAGGTCAAGTTCTTCACCATGCTGTATACGGCGGCGCTGGAAGGCCGTCAGTTGTCCGTTCCGCAGGTTCTGGAGATGCAGGGAGAGAAGGCGTCCCAGATGAGCACCATGGTGGGGCGGCTAGTGAGCGAATTTTTCGACCCCCTTATTGATCGGGAGTGGCAGATCGAGTATGACGCTGGGCGCATCCCTCCTCCACCGCCTGTGTTAGAGGGGGAAGATATAGAAGTTGATTATCTAGGCCCCCTCGCACAGGCACAAAAGAAGGTATTCCGCATCCAGGGCATCATGCAGGGTGCCGAGATGCTGAAGCCCTTTGCCGAAACGTTTCCGGATGTGCTCGACGTGGTTGACCCGGACGTGGTGGCCTCTGAGATTCTCGATGCTACCGGCTTTCCTGCGAAAGCCATTCGTCCTCCGGACCGCGTTGCCAAGATCCGTGCGGAGAGGGCGCGTCAGATTCAGGAGGAGAAACAGGCGGCTCTTGCCCTCCAGGCCGCGCAGCAGATGCCCAACCTCTCAAAGCGCCCGGAGGAGGGGAGTCCTCTGGAGGTAATTACTGGAGGTAAGTCCTAGTGGGTATCCTCGACCACCTTCTCAGACCTAACCTGGAGGCGGAGGTTGCCGAGCGGGAGGTAAGAAAGGCTTACCACACCCTTTTCAACAGTCCCCTCGGCCACAAGGTGCTTACTCACATGATGGTCCGCCTCCACTTCTTTGATGAGATAACCAGTGAGGAGGAACGGGTGATGAGCAACTACGCCAAGGACCTCCTCAACACCATCGGGGTGTTGCAGGGGTTTAACGTGGGCCTGTTCGTAAAGGCGATCATGAAGGCCCCCATGGAGGACCCGGATGAAGATAGGGAAGCGTAAGCTCAAGATGAGTTCGGGCAAGGTCAGGACCTTCAAGTCCTCCAAGGCCCGTAACAACTTTGAGAGGGTGGCCCAGGCCGTCAAGCACGGATGGAAACCCAGGAAAAAGAAACGATGACCGTCGCGGGGTGAGTCGGTCTTCGAATATACAGGAGGGTTGTGCAAATGGGAGAGAATGACAGCGGAAACCTGGGATGGAGAGCAGCC